AGGTGGGCTGATGGCTACCTTCACTGCTATCCGAAACAAGAAGCAAACCGCCGGCGCGATGCTGGGTGTGTTAACCTATGTAGTGCAGGCGAAGAAGACGGTACTGGACGGCGCATGTCTGGTCACCGGGAGCAACTGCGTACCTCAGGCGTCCTACCTGGAGATGATGACCACCAAGCAGCGGTTCCGAAAAGCGGACGGCAGGCAGTTCTACCACTTCGTCCAGTCCTTCTCCGAGGATGACGACCTCACACCCCAGGAGGCCAACGCCATCGGTCTGGAACTGGCACAGAGAGCGTTTCCCGGCTATGAGGTGGTGATCGCCACCCACATCGACACCGCTCACCTCCACAACCATCTGGTGGTGAACAGCGTCAGCTGTGAGAATGGCAGAAAGCTCCACCAGAACCGTGAAACCTTGCTGGCGCACCGGCAGCTCAACGACGAGATTTGTAAGGCCCACGGACTGCAGGTTCTGGAGGCACCAGAGAAGTATCCGAAGAAGAAGCGGATGAAGCCCGGCGAGTACCAAGCGGGGTTGCGGGCGGAAAGCTGGAAGCTGGATCTGATCCAGGCCATCAATGAGGCCCTGGAGTACGCCGTTGATCGGGAGAGTTTTATTGAGAATATGGAGTACGAGGGTTACGAGGTGACCTGGACGGATACCCGGAAGCACATCACCTTCACCTGTCCCAACGGGCGGAAGTGCCGGGACAGCAGTCTCCACGACGAGACCTTCCTCAAAGAAAATCTGGAGGCGCTGTTCGCCTACCGGCGGGCCGTGGGATTCTGCCCCGGCAGTGTGGAACCGGACGAGGGTTGGATAGGTGAGTTGACAAGCGGACTCATTCAGCTGGGCAGGGCAGTGGAGCGCAGTGATGATCTGCCGCCGATCCCTACACCGCCGACTTGGACAGATAGCAAGCAGCGCCGCCGGGAGGCCATCAAGAAGATGGCCATGGGGCAGAAGTTCAGCGGCAGCCAACAGTGGGAACAGTCCATGTGAAAATTCAGGAGGTACAAAATGAAATTTTATAATGGCCAGAGCAACAGCCACATGAAAATAAAATAAGAAAGGGGCAAAATTAATCAAAGCAGGCCTGTCCTATGCATACCCTTGGAACAAAGGGAGGCGGCAGGATGGCAGAACAGGCGCGGTTGCTTGATATCGAGAATGACCGGGAGATCACAAAGGAAACCGACAGCCAGTTCTTGTTTGAGTATCAAAGAGCCGTTCTGCTGACGCTGAAGGACAAAGGTGTATTAAATGAAATGCAGTATCGATATGTGGAAGAAAAGCTGAAAAAACAGTTGGAACAATTCTAAAAAGTAATAGACTTATGACGACTGGTACGGTATATTGAGTGTGCCGTACCAGTCAAAATAAAACGAAAGGGTGAACGATACCATGATAAAAGTAGCATCTTATTGCCGTGTGTCTACAGACCGGGATGACCAGGCCAATTCATTTGAGAGCCAACAGCGATATTTTAAGGAGTACATCGACCGCCAGCCGGACTGGGAACTGTACCAGGTTTATGCCGACGAAGGAATCACCGGAACGTCGACGAAGAAACGAGCCGCCTTCAATCGAATGATTGCCGACGCCCATTTGGGGAAATTTCACTTGATCCTTACCAAGGAGGTCAGCCGTTTTTCTCGAAATATATTGGACACCATCACCTACACCCGAGAGCTGAAAGCATTGGGGGTAGGTGTTCTGTTTATGAACGACGGGATCAGTACTCTGGAGCCGGACGCCGAGCTTCGGCTGTCCATCATGGGATCGATTGCCCAGGAGGAGAGCAGAAAAACGTCGACCCGGGTGAAGTGGGGACAGACCCGGCGGATGGAGCAGGGGGTAGTGTTTGGAAGATCGCTCTTGGGCTATGATGTAAAGGATGGCTGCCTGACAGTAAACCCAGAGGGCGCGGAGATCGTCAGGCTGATCTTCTACAAATATGGCGTGGAGAAAAAGGGGACTACTGTCATTGCTCGGGAGCTTCGGGAGGCGGGGCATCGGACCCATAGCGGCAATGTGAAATGGTCCAACACCCACATCGTCAAAATTCTGAAAAACGAGAAATATGTGGGGGATCTGGTGCAGAAGAAGACCATCACGCCGGATTACCTGAGCCACGCCAAGAAATACAACCACGGGGAGGAGGAGTTCGTCATCATTCGGGACCACCACGAACCTATCATTGACCGGGAGCTGTGGGACACCGTTCAACGGGAGCTGAAAAAGCGGAACCGCAATGGAGAATTGGGGGCGGGACACTCCAACCGCTATGTGTTCAGCGGTAAGATCAAGTGCGGAGAGTGCGGGGCCAGCTTTGTTTCCCGGAAGAAAACCCGTAAGGATGGCTCACTTTACAAGCGTTGGAGCTGCTACACTGCCACGTCAGAGGGGCAGAAACGGATCGATGTTCGGGGCAATGAGGTAGGCTGCGATGTAGGTAAACTCCTGCGGGATGAATTGGCGTTGGATATCCTCCAGCAGTCTCTGACCACCCTGCGAATGGACCGGGACAGGATCATCCAAAATGTCACTGCTCTGGCCTTAGAGGCAATTCAGATGTGTGAGGAAGGAAGCACTGACAGGGTTGAGGCGTTGGAATATGAAATCAGCCAGCTGAAACAGAAGAAAGCGGATGTGCTGGACGCGTTCTTCTCCAAGCAGATCACAAAAGAGGAGATGCATCTGGTTAACCAGCGGTATGATGGGGAGCTGGAAGATCTTCAACGGAGGCTGGAGGGGGTACGAGAGCGGGAGAGTATCACTTACGAGGAGGATCAGCTGGAGAAGGATGTGGGCCGTCAGGTGGCTGACATTGTAAATTGTAGGGCAGACAGCGAGGTGCTTTACAAAAATGTTCTGGACCACATGGTAGTACACAAAGACCGAAAAATTGAGATTTTTCTAAATCTTTTGCCGCAAAAATGGACTTTTGTGCTGGAAAATCTGCGCAAGTCTCAGAATGACCCCCCGGTGCCGATATCTGTCAAAAGCCCCTTCAGCTCGGGATAGGGCATGGAGAAGCGCTGGCTGAGATAACGCAGGGATGCACCCAATTCTCCATCTGGTCCTCCATACATCAATAGACGATGAAAATGAGCCTAAATCAAGACCCGGTAGGTGATGGTAAGTAGGGAGTTTTCCTTGTCATAGATGCAGTTCTCGATGACGGACCGCGCCGCGTTGTTCTTTTCCTCCAGAGAGGCATCCTGAGACTGGAGCGTAGCCAGTGCCTGGGCGATAGCGGTCTGGAGCTGGTTCTCCACAATGTCCGTGTCGGACCTGGCCCGGAGCTCATCCAGTTCAGCCTCTGCCTTGGAGATGGAGCCTTCGATGTCGGTCTTCGCAACGGAGAAGTCTTCCAGGTTCAGGACGCCGGCCAGGTACGCCTCCTGAAGCCTTCCACGCTTCACCCGGAGCTGCTTCACGGTCGCTTCCAGGCGGGCCAGCTCATGCCCTCCGCTGGCGTTGGTGTAGGTGATGTTGTAGGCGAGGGGAGAGGTGCTAGTAGCGTCCTTCGTCAAACGGGCGATAATAGCTTCTTCTAGGGCATCGGCCCGGACGTGCTGAGAGTGCCTGCATCGGCCGCGGGCGTAGTTGTTGCACTTGTAGTAATGAGGCTGGGCGAAGATCAGCGTGGCCCCACAGGCGGCACAGCGCACGATGCCAGAGGTCCAGCCCTTCAGCTCGAAGGTGGGGCGGGCCTTGTAGCCCCACTGAGCCTTCACCGCGTCCAGTTGACGCTGAGCCGCCTCCCAGGTCTCGACGCTGACCAGGGGCTCATGGCCGCCATCGGCCACGATGATGTTCTCGTTGAAGAAGTCTCGCCGGGTCCGCCCCTCTGGATTCCAGCGGAGCTTCCCGATGTAGACAGGATTGCGAAGGATGTACTCCACGGTCCGGTTCTCGAAGGGATTGCCCCGGTGAGTGCGGACGCCCATGGCATTGAGTTCCCTGGCGATGACATAGATGCCCTTGCCGGCCAGGAAGCTGTCGAAGATGCGGCGGATGTAAACAGCTTCTTCCTCATCGGGGATCAGTATGCCGTCCTTGACGCGGTAGCCAAAGGAGGGGGTGGCCTGGAGCCGCCCGCGCTCCGCGTTGATTTTCATGCTGCGCTTGACCTCTTGGCTCAGCCGGATGGAGTAAAATTCGTCCATCCACTCAATGATGCGCTCGATGAGGGAGCCGAAGGGACCGGCGATCAGCGGCTCGGTGACGCTCACCACGTCGATGTTGCACTTGGAACGCAGGATGGATTTGTAGAAGATGCTTTCCTCCTGGTTCCGGGCGAAGCGAGAGTATTTCCAGAGAAGGATGACGGAGAAGGGGCAGTCTGGAGATTTGGCGGTAGCAATCATCCGCATGAACTCCGGCCGACGCTCCGCTTTCTTGCCGGAGATGCCGGCGTCAATGTAAATCTGGTCATCGAGTAGCAATATGCCTTCGCGCTGTGCATACTTTCTGATTTCCTCCAACTGACTTTCTGGGGAGAGTTCAATCTGGTCATCGGTAGAAACGCGGATATAGGCCGAGCCAAATTGCGGCGTTTTTGGTTGAGTAGACATATCAATCACCCGTATATGGTCCAAAAATGAAGACAAAGATAGCAGGGAAAGCAGCTCCGTCTAGGCGGGGCTGCTTAGTTATTATGCACAAAACGGATATACAAAAATTATACAATATGCCGGGGGGTACATTCATAACCATGAATACAATGTATAATTGCCTCTTTGATTCCCGAATAATCGGCCCGAATAGGGCCTAAAAGTTGCAAAGAAGTGAGAGAGATAGTTTTCTGAGCGCCGCATACCTCATCCAGTTTTTTGGTGGAAATGACGTAAAAGTCCCAGTCATCCAGCACCAGCGGGTCGGCCCTGTTGCGGTCCTTCTGCGTATAGTGGCAGAAGACGTAGACATCCGATTGCCGCTTGACCTCACCGCGGTAGCCAGTTTCCGGGTCCCAGGCCCGTGCCGGCCGGATGCTGAAGATGATGTTGGAGAGCTTGCTTTGCTCCCAAGACTGAAGATAGGCTGCGCTCTTTACCTCGACGTGAACGGCGCCGCGCTCCACCCCGTCCTGAGCCCACTGGTAGGGGAAGAGGACATCGTAGGGCCCCCAATCTTCCCGTGTGCCAGACAGGTCCAGGTCTAGGGCGGAAGACACGATGAACTCGCTGAATGAGCCGCGTTCGGTGTTTATGAGTAGATCGGAAGAGTTCCAGGCCCAGTAGTCGCTGAGTAGGTGACCGATGGGCATACCGTCAAACACGATATGCTCATCACCAGTACGTTGCTTGCCCATAGCTATTGCCTCCTCATATTCTGCACAAATTTACGTGTCAAAACTATGCAGATTCCATAAAAAGAAATTTTTTTAACGGAAAAAGACAGATTTTCGGGTGATTTAAGAGTTTTTTAGAACGGGAAAAAATGGCAAAACAGAGTTGATTTGTTCAGAATATACTTATACCACCCCGGCGAAAATGCCTCTACAAGCGATTCTAAGCCCTTTTAAGCCATGCCTTCTCATGTGAACGATTTTAGCTCAAAATCCGCCACTCATGGACGCCAGTTTTTGAAGTCAACCGTGATGACCTTGCTACCACTGGCCTTTTAGATGGCGGCAGCTTGCTCGGCCTTCTGCATAGTTTCAATGACGATATGCTGCTCTGTTGTCATATAGCGGTCCATGAGCGACCAGAGGACGTTGCGATCCGCAGCCGATGCCTTTGCATAGCAAGAAAGAAGGATGGTCACATCAGGAGAGGGCCTGGGGGCCGCGGGCGGTTCGTATCCGACGAGCTGGTCAAGGGACACGCCGAGCACCTCAGCAATCGCCACGGTGGTCTCAACGTTCGGGGTCCTGTTGCCGGAGGTATACCTGGAGACAGTTACCTCTGTGGTTCCTAGTTTCTCCGCAAGAGCTCTCTGCGTCATCCCGCGCTTTTCGAGTAAGGATTTGAGGCTGTTGGCAAAAGTGTTTTTGTCGTACATGGATAATGCCTCCTAAAAATGTTTGCTTACCGATTTTACAGTATCTTTCCCAAATTGTAAAATAAACTTACCAAAAATATAAAAATTATCTTGACATAACCGTGATGGTAAGTTAGAATGAAGATACAGAGGGGAGGTGAGCAAATGAACCGACTGGAGCTCGAATACGCCAGGAAACGTAAGAACAAGACTAAGGCGGACATGGCCGCTGCAATCGGCAAGTCCGTGGTCTCCTACGCCAAAAAGGAACAGGGGAAGGTGGGGTTCTCTGACGAAGAGAAGGTCATCATCGCCAAAGAGCTCGACCTCACTTGGGACCAGGTGAGTGCTATTTTTTTTGACGGTAGCTTACCGTGTCGGTAAGTAAATGCACAATCCTAACCGACAAGGGAATTATACCGCAGAAGGGGGGTAGAGAAAATGGGGCGAGACGCTATGAAAGCCTGTGAAAATCCGTGCTTTCGGTGTAGAAAAGAGGCTGCAAAATACAACGACAGGCTGAACAGCCGGGAAGGTGCTGCGGAGCTGCTGGGGGTTTCGGTATCTAGCCTCGCGGACTATGAGCTGGGCATCACAAAGGTCATCCCGGTGGACAAGGTTGTCCTGATGGCGGAGCTATACGGCGCCCCGGAACTGAAGGCTTGGTACTGCGCGGAAGAGTGTCCCATCGGGAGAGGCTGCCCGATGCCGTCTGCTGAGCTATCGTCCGTCGAGAGGACGGCGATGCAGCTCCTGAAGCAGCTCCGTGAGTCTGATGTCCAGGATGTAAAGAATACGCTCATTGACATCACGGCCGACGGCGTAATCAGCGAAGACGAACGTGCGGACCTCGAAAGGATACTTGAATACCTGGACGGGCTCATCAAGGCCGCCGGAGAGCTGAAGCTCATCGGTACAAAGGTCCTGGGGCAGAGCCGTTCGGAAAAATGATAGAAAGGAAGATGAGACCATGAAGAACACCTGCATTTCCTGTAAGCCCGGTGACACCGTTCAGCTCGCGGGCATTGACTTTGTAGTCCTGGAAGACCGCGGCCCGTTCAGCGGTGAGGGAGAGAGCCACGACCTGTTCATCCTGGCCCTGGAGGGGCAGGGAACGAGCCGGTTCGGTGACACCAACAACTACGCCGAGAGCGATCTGAAGAACAGGGTGGATGAGTGGCTGTACCGCCTGACCGAGAAGATGGCGGAGCAGGGGCTTGATGATGAGATTGACCTCATCCGCTCCCGCACGATTAGCCTGACCACGCTGGACGGCTACAAGGGATACGGCGACCTGGAGGTAAAGGCGGCCCCCTTAACGCTGGATGAGGCCCGCCGGTGTGCTGAGGTCATGCCGGACCCGAACATCGCCTCTTGGTTGGCAACGGGCTGGGGAGGGCCGGAGCACTACGGCGCGACGCACGCGTTGTTCGTCCGCACGAGTGGCAGCTAGGGCTACGGCATCTGCTCCCACGGTGGGTATGCCATTCGCCCGGCTTTGGTCGTTTCCTCTTCTCTCTTTACCTCTACTGAGCCGGACCTGAGCAACGTGTCCACGGATGACCTGCTGGGCGAGCTCCGTCGGCGCATCGGTAATGAGTGATGGCTGAAACGGTCGATACCGCAAGAGCTGCTGCGGAGAAAACTCTGGGCTTCCGTATCCCGGACCACGTTGCGGAAGAGGTCCTGGCCCACACCAGGAGAAAGTGTGCGCTGAATCAGAAGCCGAACAGCTATCTTCCGCTGCTGTATGAGAACGAGCTGACTGACTACTACATGAGGCTGGCAATTAACCTGAGAGGAGGAATGTTCGATGTGTGCGATCTGCGGGCGCTTCCCGTGCGACAGCAGGTGTCCTAATGCGCCGGACCCGCCGACGGTGTTCACCTGCGCCTACTGCGGAGAACCCATTGTGCCGGGAGATGAGTACATGGAGCTGGACGGCTCCTACTACCACCTGGAAGACTGCGCCAGCGACGCGGCGGTGAGCCTGTTGCTGGAGAAGTGCGGTGCCAGAACCGGAGTTGCGGAGGAGGGTGACGGATATGATGGGTAGTATCCATATTCCGCAGTTCCCTGAGCTGACCTTCGATGAGTTCACGCACACCTACCGGCTGAACGAGCTCATCATTCCCAGTGTGACGACGGTGATGAAACTGCTGTCCGATGACTTCTACCGCGCTGTGGACCCGGATGTGTTGGAACGGGCGGCCAGGAGGGGGACGGCTATCCACAACGCCGTCGAGAATTTCGCCAAATTTGGCATTGAGGACATCCCGCCGGCCTATGCCGGATACTTCCAAGCGTTCCGGGAGTGGTGGGAGCTGCGCCAGCCGGAGGTCCTGGCGACGGAGTGCAGGGTCTACCACAAGATTCTCCGCTATGCCGGAACCGCTGACCTGCTGTGTGTTATCGGCGG